ACGGCGGCAACTGTGGTAGATCCTGATACTGAAGCCATTTATTTAATCTCCTGAAATTGAAAAAGCCGGGGACATGCCCGGCTATTGAATGAAATTTGTTTTGTTTTACGACTGCTCGATAGCGAGGTAGGAATACCCACACCGCCATACGTCCCGATCTTCGAGCGTAATTAATTGGGGTTTAAGAATCCCCGAAACAGTCCAGTAATCGACCGTACTACTCCACGTACTACCCAATTGAGCCCTAACGAGATTGTCGAGTATCTCGATCCTATTTATGGCTGTGTTGTAATTATCGTCTGTCTGAGAAATGTCTCTCTCTAGGAAATAAGACACCTCAACGTCATATTCGTATCGCGAAGCGCTCGCGCCGGTTCCTCGGATCTCGTCGTTCTTTGAGAGTCTGGTAACTGTTTGCTGGAAGAAGTTTACTTGCTGGTTATAAAAAAATAACTCAAATTCCGGGGTGCTTCTGATCGTTGCTGAAACGTCGAATTGATACGTTTTAGTTGTAATAGCTTGTATAGTGGCGTGTTGAAATACCGCGGTATTCCACGCTGAAACAATTGCCGACGATCCCATTTATTAGCGCTCTATAATTGCGTAGCCCGTTGTCGTCTGCTTGGTCTGCTCTGGGTATCCGTCCTTATTCGAATCGTACTCTAACACCATTGAATCGACGTAACCGTCGGCGGTTTCCTTGTAGTCGTCGTATAATGCTTGAAATTGAGAATTTCCCGACCGAATAAGAGGTAGCATTAATTGGGCAAGTGCTCTGTACTGAACGGCGATCTTCAGATCATTTAGATTATGTATAAGTTGATACTCATACCCTCTGTTTTTTAATTTTCTCTGAAGCCAAGATAGCGCGAGCGTAATACTAGCTGTCGCCTTTCCTGTATCTGTGAACGTCAATAACCCCGGATAAATCGCCGTTAAGTCGCTTACTGATACAGAGATCGCTCTATCGTGTGCAACCGCCCTTGTGAGCTTGATCGCTCGTATATCGACCTGTACTTGCCCGCCCGCCTTGAGAATGTACTTAACGCCCACCCAATAGTCACGGTATGACACCATGCTATTTTGATCCGGATCGGTGATCGCCGGAATTGTGAACACAAACGATCCGGTAGTGTAAGTAATCGCATTAGTTACTACGTACCCCGTCCCCGCGAGTATTTGCGCGGGTGTAGGTTGCTGGCTGTAAACGTATGCGGTTACCGTTTGGTCTGAAGGAATTCCCGTTACCACCTCATTGTCTATTAATGGGGTGACTGTATAAGTGAAATCTTGACCAAACGGATACATAGTTTATTCTTCTGTTTTCTTGTCTTCTTTCTTAGCGGGCTTCAATTTTGCGGCTTCTTCGGCCAGTAAAATATCTAATGCTTCTTTTGGGATCTCGTTACGTCTTGCTTTGTCTGCAAAGACCTCGCGGTGCCAATTTAGAACTATTGGTTTTAGTACCATTGTGATTAATCCTTATAGATTGAATGATCTTTTTTTCGCTCTACGTCTCGCGCCATTTCCTTAACTTCGCGTTCGATCTGCTCGCCTGTCTTAGAATAGTCGCCTCTTTTTTCGTAGTGCTCTTTATGTGCCTTACAAGTTTCTTCGATTGCGAACTTCTCCGCGGATTCTCTTTCTCGTTTGTCTGTCATTTACTCGCCCTTTGAAGGCTTTGATTTTTGTGCGATCTTTTCCGCTACTCCCATTTCGGCCATAAGCTCCTTTTTGACCGCTTCGCGTAGTCGTGAATGTCCAGCAACAAACGCCCTAATAGGCTCGTGCCTTTCTAGCGTTTCCGGATCGTTACTCTCGGGGATATGGGAATGTACAAGAGTCATGCCGAACACTCCTATATTTCTATTCACTGATTCGATAGTGGAATGACAGTGATCGAGGTGTTGAACGAACACATGATCTCTAGGCTTACTTCTCTTATTTTGCTCAGTCGGAACGTTTTCTGGCTTTTTCCAGATTAAAAATCCTCTAGTCTTATCCTGTGCTTGGATTTCTAACTCTAATCTCTCTTCGAACGTGCCATTAGTTTGAATCGCTGCGATTTCTTCCGCGCTCATTTCTTCGTATTTCATTTCCCTAACCTTTATTAAAACAAAAGGCCGATCCCCAAAATTAAGGATCGGCCTATCCAATTACTGCTTACTGATAATGTAGCACCCTGCCGCCTGATTCCAGATCGCCACGTTGTAAAACATGGAAACGGAAAGGCCGGTGACTACAGTCTGAGGAAGTTGAGCACCCATAACAATGAAGCGTCCAAGAATTCCAGCCGCTAAAGCCCATTGTGGGTTAAAGCAAAGTCCCGCCCAGTCTGTCGCAGTGTTAATAGACTTGGTATTTGTGGACTCGTAGATATCGACCCCGAATAGAGATCCGGCGCGACCGTTATTAGCTGAAGGCTGTCCACCAAGAATATCAAGGTTCACGTTTGAACTTGAGTATACCGGTGCGGTCGTTGTGATAATGTCGGCCTGTAGATCTCTAATCTGAGTAGGGTGAAGAACCATAACGAGAGGCCCTTTAACCTTTCCAAGACGAACCTTATACGGTGCGTTTTTGAGGTTATTAGCGGTTAATACTGTGTTGGTCGTTCCTGTAGAGTTCGTGAACGAATCCGCAAGCGCCAACGCGTCAACGTCGAACTTATCCGCCGCCGCTGCTCCTGCGTCCGCTGTAAGGTACGCAAGATCCGCTTGATCATTACCAAAAAGTTCTGCCTCTTTGGTGAGCTCAACGTAAGTTGTTCCCTTTTGAGCAGTAATAGAAACGCTTGTTTCTGCGTATGCTGCTTTCGTTGCTGAAGCTGCTTCAGAGGTAACAGAGAAAGTCACGTTACCTTTTTTCCCAAACTTCAAAGAAGCCGAACCGGGTACGCCGGGTGTTTTTTCTCTGAAGTTTTGCATAGCGCACAAGTTGAGCATTACAACGTTAGTGCGGAAGTATGGGGACATGTCAGCGGCAACATAGGCCGCTACGTTAGTAATCCCCGAGAGGACTGTTTCGTTAGCCATTTTTTAAAATCTCCAAAATAAAAAAGGAGCTTCTAAGGCTCCTTACTCATAAAAATGAAAGTTAAATCTGTGTTTGTTAGCGCCCGTTCATGTAGTTTAAGAATACCTTCCTGTGTTCCGGGCTCTGTCCGATCCACAACTCGCGATCTCGTTGCGATTTCTGCTCCCAATCTCCGGGGATAGATACCGCTCCGTTACTTCCGCGCGTATTGGTTTCCCCCTCGTTCGAGCGAGTCCCACCCGGTGAGGGGTTCTTAAGAAAAAATGGGTTTTTATTTCCGTAGCTTCTAAGATACTCGTCTACGCTCATTTTCTCGGTTGGTTTTTCCTTGCTGAAAAGCGCCTTTCCGTCTTTGTCTTTAACGATAAAATTACCTTCTGAGTCTAGGTCGACGTTCTCTCGAATGTCTCTCTTAACGTGCTCTAAGCTTTCAGGGATAAACCCACGCTCTACCGCGATTGCTGCGATCTTATCTACTACTTTTAATTCCTTATTCTCTGCTTCGATTCGCGCTATCCGCTCGTCTCTAGTTTCGATTTCTTTTTGAAACATGCCGCGGATCTCTTGCTCTTTGTTAGTGATAAGAGCGTCTACCCGCTTCGGATCAGCCGTTGCTAATTCTCTTTCGAGTAGATCCGCCTTTTCTGCTTTTGCTTTCAGTGCGTCGATATCTACATTTTTGTATCTCTTTTCGTAGTCAGTCGCCATTCCCTCGAATCGCTGCGATCTTTCTACCGCCTTATCATATTCGCTCTTTGGTACGAATTCTTCTTTGTTTCCGTCGCTTCCTGTTCCTGCTGCTTCGCTCATTTGCGCATTGCCTCTTTTAGTTTCTGGGTTAACCTTACGACCTGATCTTTGGAGAGTCCAAAGAACGGCCTTAAAACATTATTAAAACTTGCTTTCAGTGCTTCTTTATTTGAAGAGAAGAAGATCGTCCCGATAATCTTGTCGGCTGTAACTTCAACCTTTGAGGTGATCGACTGAAGCATGTTTCCGGTAAACGTAAGATCTACTCCCGATCTTCGTCCTTTCTTGTTTCTAAACTTTCGATATTGATCCGAGTAAGCCTTAAATCTACCCCCCGATACACCCTTGCCCGCTTGAGTTCTGCTAATTATCTCTTGAGCTTCGTCTAATAGTTGTGTACCTAGTCCGCGTTTAAGGTTGTTTTTAAGATCGTCGGTTATCTTTTGAACGTCGAAGTTTTTGGTAATTTTAATTCCCATAGCCTAATTGTTTCGCCCTCTCTTCTGAGATCGGCCTTAAGTCGTGTCGGCAATTGTAACCCCCGAGATATATAGAGGCCGGTAATCCTTGGTGGTTGTCCCACTTACTGATCTCTTCTCGGGTAAACACCTTCCCCACCTTCGATCTACAGAATGGTCGGGTTATCTTATCTATTGGGCCTGTATAGAGAAAATAATTTAATCCTAACTCGTCGGCCTTTCTTTGATTAATCGATCTACTAAATGCGCTTGTCGCTGTTCGTAGTTCGGTGGCTACTTGTGACGCTAATGTGGGAACGCTTGAATCTACTAAACTATCAATATCAGGCGATTCTCCCGTAATCACCTGTCGCATAATAGCGCTCGATAGGTCGAGATTTACCGCCTCTACCTTATTTGCTATTACGTTGGTATCGAATACGATTAGCTGGTGCGTTACGTCGATATCTACGTCGTTTAAGATTTCGTCTTTATTCGAGGCAGTTCTTAATTGCTTCTCGATCTCTTTAAGTTGGTTTCCGTAAACGGTGCCAAGAGAAGCTAATTGATCGTTTAAACCAAGCCCTTTTAGAGCGCTCTGTAGGCCCCCGAGAGCTTGCGCCGCCCGCTTTGCGTTCGGTGTTCCTTTGAGAGATTCTTTTAAAATCTTCCTAAGTGAAGAGGACAGGAATTTATCAAGACGGTCAACGAATCGATCTATATCCCTATCGGCAAGGGATACTTGGCTATCGTGTTGCGCCTGTTCCTTGTCCATTTACACTTTTTAGTAAATTCTCTCTAGCTGCGTTATTCAGATCTGAGGCTTGAGTGAAATCTATAGTTTCGATCTCGTCTTTGAGCGGTTGAGTATCTTCAGCTATTCCGAGATCGTCTACTCTCGCCTTTAGTACGGCCTTAACCGTTTTTGGTGATTTCTTAAGATCGTCTCTAAACGCGTTCCATACACTAATAAACGATTCAACGTCTTCAATGTTAATCTTTTTATTAAAGGTAATTCGGCCCGTGAATTCGGGCTTACCTTTAAGACGTGCCCAAGTCTTCACGAATTGATTCGTGAGATCTTCGAGTGATTCTATCGCTGAGATCACAAGCGCTAAGAATTCAGCCTTGGACTCCCTTTGAGAATCCGCGCCCATGATATTCTTAGAGTCGGTAGCGACTCCCATTATTTGATTGAAGGCTACCTTAAAGAACCTGTCGATAGTGTCGTTAATGCCCGTCCTAACAGGCCCAAGATCTACGGGTTCGACTACGGTTACATTAGAATTCTCGGGGATAAACGTTACGACGTATTCGCCGAATTTAATCTTATTAGTGTCCTTAAGGTCGCCCGCAACTATGATCCGCTGATACGCCTGAGAGTTAATTAGGTTACTTTCGGTCGACTGATAGTTTATTAAAAGTATTTGCTGTTCGGCTGCGTCCTTTACCCAAGACACCGCACCCTCGATTGACACTATAGGGATCTCCGTCCAGTTAGGTACGGCCTGATCGGATTCTATTTCCCATTTTCCGGGCTCTTGACCGGCTGCGAGTTTAGGTCGGCTACAGATCCTAACCCACACTTGATTATCTTTTTTATAGAATTCTTTTGATTTGGTAATTACTACCGGTTTTTTAGAGAGATCATTTCTAGGTTTTATTACTTCGTATTCCCACCGGATAGCCTCAAATTGCCCTTTGGCTGTTTCGTTGGATAGCTGCCAATCTTTCACCGCAAGAGGTGGAAGAACCTGCGCATACGGCCTTAATCCTTGCGATTGCGCTGCATATAAAGTCTTTGCGCTTGTTGGATCTGTGTCTACGTAAACAATCGGGCGACCGTCGAGAATAAATGCAAGTCCAATGTGCTCCTTAATGAACTCTTGAAGCCCGACACCTGTTCCCGTCACGTCGTTAAGCTCGTCTTTAAAGAGATCCTCGACCTCCTTTAGGTTCGGCTGCTCCCTAAAAATGAAGGATAACCATCGAGAAACGGCGGGCTCCATTAGGTTTAATGGGCGAGTTCTTGCGCGTCTGATTTGCGCGATTTGAGATCCCCCGTTTGTAACCTTTTCGATCTCGTGTGGTACGAGGTACTCACAACTATTAACGATAGTGTCGTGATCTGCTTCGTAAAGATCCCGCACCTTTTGCCAAGTTTCCGCGAGTTTTGCGTAGCTCGGGTGCGTGCTGTATTCGATAGGTGTCATTTAATATCTGTTAGTTCCAAAGTTTTGAACCCCCGCCCCTAGTTCTCTGAGGATCAACCATGCCCAATACTTGAGCGCGTCCCCGTGGTGCGTATGCGTTTCGCCGTTCGGCTTGGCGATCTTTCGTTGGCCCTCTTTCCACATGGTCGCTAAGAGCGATTTTCGAAGCATTACGCAACGTTTGCAGATATAGAGAAGGTTCTTAGCGAATAGCTTCTGAACGGCTTCGACGGAATCGACTTCCATAACCACCTGCCTTGCTGCGGCGGTTTCTATGTTTCTATACCCTGCGTCTCTTAAGTATTTCTCGATTAGCTCGTAATCGGTGCCCTTAATCTTGTGACTCTTTGCGTGCCCCGAGCGATCCCCATGTAGCGTTATTGGTGTATCCCTAAAGAGCGCTACGGGAAATTTTAAAGCGAACTCTACGATCGAGTCGTCTAGATTTGTATTCCCCTCGTTCGCCTCGTCTATTGCAACGTGCCTATGAATAGTTTGCCCGGCCTCCTGAAATCTAACCTTCTGAAGCGCTACCCATGCTAGTGGATTTGCGTTAAAATCAAACGTTAGATCGATCGGCTTATAAGGATCTCCGGGGATATTCTCTATGTCGTGATACGGTCGGTAATTCGAATAAACCGAACCAATCGAGAATGGACAAAACACCCCGAATCGATACGATTTTATGTAGTTCGGATTATGTCCGTAGGTATCTTCGAGGATATCAATGTAATCCTCCGGAAGATTATCCGCGTTATCGTCTGTCCAAAGGGTAAAGCGTCGGTAACCCTTTTCTTTTAGGGTATGATCTCTTGGTATCGTCGTGTCCCAACCTTGCAGGGTGTCAGAGTCGGCGATCTCACTAAACCACCCAAGCCCTTGAGGCGCTCCCCCTGCCATTAATTGCCGACAAGTTGCTTGCGCGTCTCTGATTCGAGAGCGAATATTCATGTAGGCCAAAAATTCGGCGTCCGCTGCTTCGTCTAGATACGCGTGACTAATCTCTGTCGCGACGATTAGATCCGGCCTGTCGTACGATAGAAAGTGTACTTCTTGGCCTGTCGCTCTAAACTTAATCGAGTAGTTCGGGCTTTTCTTTAAGGTGTAATGTCGGCCCTGAAGTAGTCCAAGACGTCCTAACACCTCGGTGTATGTCGGTACTCCGGCGTCCTCTACCTTCTTGTAGGTAGGCTCGAAGAACCATGAAAATTGAGATTTGGGGTTTTTCGTTACCCTGTCGTAGTGCCAAGTCGATCCCCCGTCGGTTTTTCCGGCCCCTAATCCTCCCGTTACGAAGAACACTTTAGACTTGGTATCGCGTAGAGCTTCGTCTACCCACCATTTGAGCCTAATTTTGTTACTCATTACGGCGGTTACTTCAATGGTTCTGAGCGTTTCGGCTGTACTTCGGTTTCTATGTTTGGAAGATTTGTATTTTCTTTTGGCCCTTCGTCCTCGACCTTAGCGCCGTATTTCTTAGAGTGCGCCCGTCCGATAATCCACTGTATTGTATTAATCTCTAGCTCGGTTGCTTTAACGCCCGCCGGATCAACCTTCTTAGTCCATTGATCGGAAATCTTTATATCCTTAGCGCCTTCAGCTAATTCGAGCATTTTGTCGTGCTTCTCGTCGGCAAACATTTCACGCGCACGTCGATATTGGTCTTGAAGATCTTTGTCAGATTCCAACCACTTATATAAGGTTCCCCGCGATAAATTGGTGATTTCCTTAAACTCTGGGCTCCTGAATATTTCCCTTATTGTTTGCCCGTCGGCATGGCGTGAGCATATTTCGAGAACGAGATCTTGAATCTGCTCGGGTGTGTAGTCGGGGAGTTTTCCCCGCTCTTTGCGTAGTTGTTTCATTAGATCGAAACATGGTTTTTAATTGAAAAAAAGGGAGCGGCCCGTTCTGGTACTACGAACCGCCCCCGCGAAGGGGAAGAGAACTAGAGAGGTTGAGAACGGATCAATTGTCTTCGAATCAATTCACGCTCTAGCGTTGATTCCATTTTATTCAGATATGATCTAGCCCGTCTGGGTGATATCCCTACGATTTTCGCGCACTCTTTACAAGACAATCGCGGAAAGGGTTCTGGTGTAAAATGGTATAGCTTAAAAATGGTGACCATATCCCTATCGGAGTGTATCCGGTACATGTATTCGATAGCATGTACTACCGAGCTAAAAACGTCGTGAGGGTGATCACCTGAAAAGTGAGCACCTACCGTTTTTGAGCCGGTTGAGGGTTCAAGTATGTTTATTGATTTATACCGAGCCGGGTTACCAGTTTTAAAAAACTCTAGAGCTTTGTGAACTGATTCGAAGATAATATAGACCTCTTCCATTATTAGGATACCTTAATTGTAAAAAGCTACAAAGAAATTATTTTTAATATTCTTCATTAATGCCACGACTCCACACCTTGAGCTTTTCGGTGTCGTTTCTTGCGGCGTTTCGGATCTTCTCCACCATGTAGTCGGGGTCTTTACAGATCCTTTCGGCTACCTCTTCAAAGGAGTAATCGTTTTCGTGATTCTCGAATAACCACCGCTTAACAAGCGTAAAGCGTAATGAGTCGATATGATTTAATGGCCGCCTTTTGGCCTTATTCCAGAATAACCAATAATCCATTAATCCCCGTTTGATAATTGCCCTATGCAATTTGCATTCTGGAGATTCCTCTACTTCAAACTCCTGAAAAGGACATGGTGATACTAATCCCGCCCGTGTTAGGCGGGTGATTTTATTCGGTCGCACTTATATGTGATCCTTAGTTAAATAATTGTTGAAGCTTTCTTTCTAGTACCGTGATCCGTGTTCCTACGAGTTTTATTAACTCGGCTTGGAATTCTATCTGTGCTTTTTGTTTTTTTGCGATTGAAGCGAGCCCGATAACCATTAAGACAGAGAACGAAGAGAATAAACTCAATATCAATATGCTAATCATTTCTAACCTTTAAAATCGTTTCTTTAATTAGTCTTCGTTGTTGCTGCTCTGTTAATCCGTCAAACCCCGGCGCTCGCATGATCTCCCCTATTGCCTTACTCAGCGGGGCGCCCTCTTTTTCTATCTTTTCCATTAGTTCGAAAAACCCTGAGTAATTTAATCTCTCGAATGCGTCTATTAGGTTGTCGAATGCTTTTTCTAGTCGCTTTTTGTTTATGTTTATTACTTTAGCGGTCACTTCTTTAACTCTTCGATCGCTTTTATAATGTCGTCTTTCTTAATCCATTCGTGATCGTCGTGGGGATCTATTAGCTGCAAGAAGAGATCAAGAGATAAATTAGCGCCCCTTAATACCGCCGCTACTAATCTCTTAGTTCCCGGCCACTCTGGGCTAAATTCTGCGTTTTTTCTCTCCGCTTCCCATTCTTGAGCCGCGTAATATAAAGCCGCTTTTTCTAATCTACTTGTCACTTCTCCCCCTCCAGCGTTGCGAGGTAGTCGCCTACGCTGTCATACTTATCGTAAACAACGTCCATGTCTTCAAAGAACTCACCCGTAGCTCTTAGTTCTCTCGCTGCCTCAAACCCCTTCTCAATCCCCCTGCGCTCTGCGGATTTTATTTGTGATTCGAGATATGTCATAAGCTCGTTACCAAACTTCTGAGCCAGTGAACTATCAAAGACTCCTGAAGGGCGAGGTTCCCAACACATGCTTGCTGAGCCTAAAGCCCCAAATACTTTTGTTTTCATTTCTTCCTTCTCCGGTGTTGTGGTCATTTTGACTCCTTTTTAAGTTTTTCATATAGATCAACTAGCCGTTGAAGCAATTTACCTTGCTCTTCGAATAATGCTTTGTACCCTACGCAATCACACGTCAAGCCAACGACAAGGCACACAAAACCCACTATCACAATCTCTGTCATTATCTCCCCTTAGCTTCGTTGATTATCTCGCGTAGATCCTCTTCATAAAGAAAAACGTCTACATAGCTTCCACGCCATTCGTGTTGCATTTTCCCCTTCGCCCTCTCTAGCACCCAATCGAGGAGTTGAGTTTTTTCTGCTTTGGAAAGGGAGAGTTTTGATTCAAGTTCATTTATATAATCCGAAACCGCCTGCATTGATTCCGGTTTTATTGGAGACATGGTTTGTCCAAATATCGACTTCCAACAATATGCAAGTGGCCAACGACCAGGATTTTCAGACGTCTCTTCCTTTTGCCCCTCGCTCTTATCCTCGCTTATCCATTCCCCCTCTTGGTTTGGTGGATATTCGAATGCGGTTTCCGCGGCTTCTATGTTAGCTTTAAGTTCTTTGGTGATCGGCATGGCTTTTACTAAGCTGAGACCGTAAAGAACCCCCTCATAAAACAATAATTCCTCTTTCGTTGGTGCGTTCATTTGATTAATCTCCATTTCTTTTCTTTTTGTTGAGCCTCTTCTATTGCTACCAAAAATAAGTAAAGCATTTCAGCAATAATAAAATCAGGCATGTTTAAGGTTGAATCAAAACTATGTGAATTTATAACCGCTGCTAGATCTCTAATTACCTCTCCTTTCATTCCACCCTCTAATCGTTGGTTAAATAGTCGATCAATCCTCTCATTGCGAGAATAACACCCGGTTGTGCTAGCCCCTCTGCTTCGCAATTGTCTACAAAATCATTGGCTTTACTAATCATTCTGTTTTTCTCTGCCTCGGAGCGGGAGAGTCTTTTCCTTAAGTCTTGAATATAAAGCATTAACGTGTCAGCCTGGTGCGCTTCGAGATTGGTAAAATCACTCTGCTGAATTTCCCTGAATATGTCTGAAACTTCTTGCTCAACAAAATCGTACATTGGATTTTCTCTTTCTCTCGGCTCCTCTTTTTTCTGGTCGGTCATTTCCCCTTCTCCTTAATGTAAAAAATCCAAAGGTGGATAGATCGTTATCAACATGTGCGAATCTCTCGCCGTACCTTCTCCACCATTAAATTTAATCCGGCCCTTAAAGTGTTGGATAAACACCCGCCCGGAGTTTTTAAGCTCTCCATACCAAGCTTGTTCGCTCTTAGTTGGAACCAATAGAACCGCTAATTGACAATGATTTTCTCCTGTCTCTGTAAACGCTTTTCTACAAAATGCTTCAACATATCCCCGCTTGCCGTCAGGCATTTTAGAGTAAGGTGGATTGCACCATACCCTTTCACACGCCCATGATTTCGATAATGCGTCGTCCTCTTTTGTCCAGTAGTTCAATAGAAGCGCATTTTCTTTTGAGGCGGCGGCGTCCACTGTAAAAACGTATCGACGGTGCAACGGCTGGAAGATCTCCAAGGGTGTCCCGAATTCGTTAGAGTCTTTCGTTAAGAAGTCTTTCACTTTAAACACCTCGCTATCTCTTCTATGCTTTCTCTATCGAATCCTGTCGGTAGTGGATTGATCCCCGACGCTGCCTCGTTCATGATAGTTATTCCTTCATGGTGATCTGCTCCGATTAAATGCCCTACCTCATGCGCTACTGCGATCGCCGACTGCACACCTCTATCCACTCCAAAGCTGTTAAAGCTTTGAGTTTGCACAATTCCAAAACCACCCTGAACCCTGCAAGTGTTTGCGAGCCCCGCGATATACCTGATTCCGTTTTCGAGTAATGGCCTGTCTACGATTAAGTGCGCTCTATCAGGATTCCATGATCGATTATTCAGCATTAACTTCTGATAGGTTGCAAACCTATAGCCTCTCATTTGAAACCCTTGAAAATACGGGAACGCTTGATCAGTTTTGTAGATTCGCCCGAGCTTAACCCTTACGCCTGTCTGTTCTTCGATAACTGCAAGCGCTGAACGTACCGTTTTTACTTGCGTTAAATTGCTCATGAACGGGTTCTTAACTAGTAAGAGGGTTAGGACTACTTCCTTGATCATGTTATTGCCTCTTGCTTCTAGTAATTAAACTTTTGTAAAAATTCCGTTAACCAATGTGTAGTAGGTATCGGGTTCGATCCCGTCTTCTCCGACGTATCCGGTAACCACTCTCGGTCGCTTTGATTTTTTGCAGAAGAAGATCGCCGTAATGACTCCGTTAGTCGCCGCTTTGACTCTCCCGTTGTATCCACAAATACCCCACCCGGAGCAGCCTGTAGCACTTGCATGACCGGAGTAGCCTGTAGCACTTGCATGGCCGTAGTCGCCTGTAGCACTTGCATGGCCGTAGTAGCCTGTAGCACTTGCATGACCGGAGTAGCCTGTAGCACTTGCATGACCGTAGTCGCCTGTAGCACTTGCATGACCGTAGTCGCCTGTAGCACTTGCATGGCCGTAGTAGCCTGTAGCACTTGCATGACCGGAGTAGCCTGTAGCACTTGC